CGGCGCGTAGGCGCCGACCGCCAGCGCGATGCACACGATCGCGACTAGGGTGCGGTCAATGTGAATTGCCGGCCGTTCAATTGCCGCCGCTTGGCGGCGCGTCGTCGAGCCACTCGCCATGGTCGAGCTCCCTCCACGAGAAACCGGACACGCCACCGATGGAGAACGAGTCACCCTGCGCCAGGGCGGCCTCGATGTTTTGACGCGAGGCCCAAAACGACCCGTCTGGCATATCCGCGGGCCAGCGAGGCCCAGCCAACCAGCGAGCACTCCAACTGTTTTGGATCAAGCCGCCGTCGCGCGGCGATCCGTTCTTCTCGTGGCGCACCGCCCAGACGAGCATCGCGTGAGCCCACGCGGAACCGCGCTCGAGGTACCCGTCAGCGTCTCTCGCCGGCCGGCCGCCGTAGCCCACTGTGCTGCACAGCACAACGGGCGACCCTCGCTCGATCGACGCACACAGCTCGTCCCAGGTATCGACGCGGGCCGCGGCGAGAGCGCGGTGCTTGTTCGCCTCGATCGCGAGCGTGCGAGGCACGCCGTAGCGCCCCATGTGCTGCGACCTCGGGATTGAGTACTCCCCGAGATCGACGTCGCCGTAGACCTGGCGGTAGAGGATGCCACCAGTGCCGTCCGATAGCCCCATGATCCACCGCGCGGCAGCACCGCCGTAGGTGCCGTCGCCGCCACGGTTCTCGGTGATCGGGGGCATCCTCGCGGCGGTGCGACTGCCGCCGTAGATGGGCTCGGTCGCGACGATCAGCGGTGGATCCTCGAGCTCCCCTTCCGTCCAATCGACGGCCTGTGCAGCGTAGGATCCGAGCGCGAACGCAAACGAGACGCACGAGCCGTGCGGTCCCTGGTTCCACGACACCCACTTCTCGCCGTACCTGGCAACGTGCGCGAGCTGCACCTGCCGGTAGAGGAACACATCGACGCCCCTGTGCTGCGCCACTGCCTCCGGTGCCGCCTGACCGAATGTCGGATGATCGAGGGTCCGCAGGAACCGCTCGGTGCCGGCAGGGTCGGGGGTATAGCCCATGGCCTGCATCGGCGGCTCGCCGTCGCCCATGGCGGCGAGCACGAGAATCACTGCGATAGCGAGGCAGGCGAGCAGCCCGACCTCCTCGAGCCTGCGTCGCGTCATCGGTAGGCGGCCTCCGAGGCACGCGCAATTGCGCGGAACGCAGCCACCCACCGTGCTCGCTGCGCAGCGTCGAGAGGACCGCCGGCTGGCCCGAGGACGTCGTCGCGGTCCATGTACTGGTGGATCGCGTCACGCACCGCCGGCTGGCGATCCCCGATCGATCCGCCGGCGAGCCGGCCTTCGCGGGCTGCGACCCGGAGCTCGTTGACCGCCACGCCGGAACGAAGCCGCGGGGCAGGGAGGCGACCGTCGAGCTCGACGCAAGAGGCGAGCTGGTCGCAGAGCGCCGCGAGCGTGGCAGCGTCGTCCGCCGCCGTCGCACCGCGGAACAGGCCGGCCAGGGACAGGCCGCCCGGGGCGACCGGGGCAGGGGCCGGGGCGGGGCCGGCCGGCGAGCGTGCCGACAACCCGTACCAGGCTGCGACCGCGAGCACGGCGGCACCGACGAGGTGCCTAGCCTCGATGTCCTTTGCCCACGGCGATTCGGCGAGCTGGCGCAGCCGCTCGATGAGAGCGTCCCAAAACAGGAGGACCGCGGCCACGACCAACGCAAACGCGACGATCATTCGGACCTCACCATCGGCAGTACAACCTCGATTGCCCCGCTGGCGAGTGCCAGCACCAGGGAGCGGACCGCGGGCCGCACGACAACCCACACGGGCCACATGGCGACCGGGATTGCGCGGCCGGCGAGCTGGTCGAAGAGGCTCGCGACGGCCTCGAGCACGAGCGCTTTCTTCTCGGGTCCACTTAGCGTCGCAATGTGGTCGAGCGTCCCGACGGCCAGCCGCAGGAGCGCGATGAGCAGCTCGCCGAATTCCGCCCAGCTCATGCCGTCGGACGTTGACTGCCGAGCCTGTGCTAGGAACGCCGCCACGCGGGCCTGGATGCTCGTTTCGGTGTAGCCGGCCACGGTCGCCATCTCTGCGGCACTGGTCATTTGATTCCCTCGCGCAGGAGCTGCTCGGCCTGGGTCACCGTGATGCCGTGGCGAAACGCGATCCACTCCGCGTCGGTCGTCGCGTGGCGTGACCGTGACGTAATGGCCCCGATGCCGGTCGCCCGCCGTGGCTCATACTGCGACTGCCCGTGCGGGTGCTCGAGCGGGTATCTCTTCCCGAGAACCCACCGAAACCGCCCGTCATCGAGCTTGGCGATCATATGTACACCCCCTCTATTGTAGGGTGTTTACGATCTGGGTCGCAACAGCGCACGCATCACCTGCTCGTGGAGGTTTGCGGCCGTGCCGTCGTTCTCGATCACCGCGTCTTTCGGGTCGATTTCGACGCCCTGCTCGGACGGGTGCTCGGATGGGTCGGCGCCGGGGCGACGGATATGCCACACCTCGCCATCGAGGCCGTGCGGCCCCTGGCGAATCCACTCTGCCTCGTTGGCGAACCGGACGTCGGGAATGACCACCACGGGCGCTCCCGCCTCTACGATCGCCTGGATGCGTCGGCGGGCCTGCTCGATCCACACCGTGTCGCCGAGCTGCTCGCGGCCCCATTCGGTCCCCAGCGTCTGCAGGAGGCGACGCGGAGACGAATACAGCGCCTGCTCGAGCGGCGATTCTTTCGCGGAGCGTGTCCGCAGCACGACCTCGGGAACCGAGAACATGACCGCGATCGCCGCGTAGAGCGGGTCGGCCAGCCCGACCACAACGGCGTCGGGAATGAACGACGCCGCGAGGGTCTTGCCCGAGCCGGCCGGCCCCGCGAGGCCGATTAGCCGCCGGCGGGATGGGCGGTGGTCCGACTCGCGTCCGCGGATTGCAGACCACGTACTGCCGAGCTGCTCGGTCGGCAGGCTCGACGACAGCATGATCGGCTCGTCGAATGTCGCCGGCTGCATGGGCGAGGCGGCTCGCCAGGTCGTGCCGGGGGGCAATCGCTCGATGAAGTCGGTCGGCAGGTCACTGGGTATTTCGGCGTCCATCTGTCCTCCGTGGGGATACGTGCATCGCGGTCAGTCCGTGATCGCGGTCGTAAAGAAATGCCTCCATCGCCTGCCGCGAGCCGACGAAGCCGGCCTCCGCGGTCCACTGGTCTGGCGGGCAGATCGCCGGCGCGGTGCGGACCAGCACGCCGTCGATCGTTTCCGCCGGCTTCGACCACTGCGCGGCCGTCGAGTGGAAGTGGCCGGTGTGTATCTCTCGGTGCGGGCAGGCCGCCCATAGGTCTGCGGCCTCGATCGCCATCAGTTGCGAGAGCTTGGCCTTTGCTCGGTGTCCATGCGCGAATCCGAGTAGGTTCTTTCCCCAGTGCGCATATTTTCTCGATGTGTAGTCACGCTCGATCGTGACTCCCTTGTGCGAGCGAAATCGCTCGATCAAGATGCGATGCAGGGACCAACTGAGCGCCTCGTCGTGGTTTCCGTTCACCAGCACGACGTCGGTCGGGACCGTGGCCGCCGACCTGGTGATGGCGGCGATGATTGTGGCGGTCCCGACCTCGAGCATCTTTTGCAATCGCCCGTCGCGGTCGAGCGCGGTGCCGCTCGACGTTGTCCCGCCGGGCGTGTCGTAGTGCATGATGTCGCCGAGCAGCGCGATCGTCCGCCGTGCCGGCCGATACACCTCGGTGGCGTCGAGCAGCTCGTTCGCGGCCGCCGATACGGCCTGCTCTGCGATGTCCAGGTCGTAGTCCTCGTGGCCCGTCGATCGCCGCCAGGCATAGCGCCCGAAGTGGGTGTCGCTGATCACGACCACGGCCCAGTGCGTCCCGGCCGGCCGCCTCGGGCGTGGCGCCGCTGCACGGCCGGCGGCGGCTATCGGCTTCGCGGCTGCGGCGATCATCAGCTCGACACACTCGCGGACGCTCGGACCGGGCCGGGGCTTGAGCCGCACCCACACGCGGTGCAGCTCGGTCACGGTGACCGTGCCGTCGGGCGCACGAGACGCGACCTCCCACTTGGTCGCCTCACTGGCACTGACTTCATAGACCTGCAAATCGACCTCGATGTGCGCTATCAAGTCTTCGACCGTCTTGATCCTCTCCGAGGTGCTGCGGGCCTCGAGCGTGTCGCCGTCGCGACGCTGCGTCACCTCCTCCGAAGTTTGCGGAGGCGTGCAGGCGGCGACGCGATCGCGAACTTTGTCCGCTAGTCCTTTCGGTGCAGCCAATCGCGTACTCCCTGCTCGCCGCAGATCGGAATCCCCGTCGCCAGGCACATTTCGCGGACGATCCGCACAACCTCGGTGACGTTTAGCCCCCCGTAATCTCCTCGCTGGTATTCCTCACGCACCTTGATCAGCTCGGCACGCTGCTCTGGCGTGTGGCGCTTGAATACTCCGTAGGGCGTCTTGCGTTCGCCGGCCGCCTTGAGCTTGGCCCGAAGGTCGTCGAATGGTGTCGAGTCCATGGATGCAATGTGCGGACTGCTTTTCTTACTTCAACCCCGTTTCGCGCCATTCGCGGAACGAAAATTCATGCGGAAACGGACCCGCCGGAACCTGGGCGGCCCCGGCAAACTGAGCGAGCATCGACCACTTGAGCTGCGACGAGTCGCGCTGGTCGAGCAGGAGCAGCCGATCGCCTTGCCCTCGGAAATACGCGAGGACGTCGCTCACATGCGCCGAGACGTCACGCACGACCTCCTCCAACCTCGTTTCCCAACCCGGCTCTATGATCTCGGGTTGTGCGTGGAGTTGCCGCACCCAGCTCCACGCGACGTCGTCAGGAGGGCGATACGTCAGGACGAACCGCGAATCGGGGTACTGCTCGGCAATCTCCCGAAACAGTCCAGGCACCGGCCAATCGGCGACCGCGTCATAGCGCTCGAGGCCCACAAGCAGCGGCCGGCCGGCGGCTGCATTCTCCTCGACCGTCTGCCGCTCGACGATGTCCTCGCCGAGGTGCGTCGCGCGTAGGCCGAGGATCCGCAGCGCGGCCACGAGCGAATGCGTGCCTGTTTTGCTCCAGCCGATGCCGATGATCATCCGTCCTCCGCTCGCTGCAGGAAGTACTCGCGGGCCAGGTCGTTCGCTGCCGCGTCGGTCCACGCGAGCACACCGTCCTCGCGGCGTGCCAGCGGCAGCTCGTCTGCCCCGACCTGCGGCATCCACTGGTCGCGGCCGATGTACCTCCGTCGCCTACGGTCGCCGTGCCATGCGTGCCGGCACTTGCCGAGCACGGCCCCCACGCGGGGCGCCAGGCCGGCGACGAGCGACGCCCAGCGGCGGAATGACTGCCGGCCGACGAATGCCGCCTCGCGACCGACCTGCGCGGCCCAGCGGTCCGCGGCCTCGAGCCCGGCCAGTGCCAGGGCAAACGCGGTGTCCCCGCCACCGCTCGGGTGCAGCTCGTACCACCCGCCTATCCTCGACCAGGCGGCGCGAGTCATCGCCCAGGCGAAGCCGGGATGCGTTGTGCCAGGGTGCGGCGTATGCCCGTGCATCATCGCCGCGGCGGCGCTTGGTCGGGTCAGCTCTACCCCTCCGTCGCGAGCCAACCACACGGCCTCGGAGTACGGCTGGATGATCGGGCAGTCGCGGAGCAGCATTTCCGCCTGCTCGATCCAGTACGGATTCGTGAACTCAACGTCTGCGTCCACAAACACGAGCCGTGTGGCGTCCGCGCGTTCCGCAACCAAATTCCACACGTTCTCCTTGAAGAAGATCGCGTCGTCCGACTCTCGCACGACGAGTTCGACGCCGGCCGGAACCGGCTGCGCCTCCTGCCCGGGTCGAACGACCTGGCCGCAGATCACGCGCCGCCCCGTGTGTAGTAGTCGCTCGAGCGTGTTGCGCAGGTGAAGACGAGGCAGGACAAAGTCCGCCGGCGAGTAAAACGCGACGATGATCGCGCTCGTCATTAGGTGACCGTCAGCGTGGCGGACTGTGACGTCACGACCGCACCGCCACTCGTCAACCGGCAGCGGAACCGCGCTCCGTCGT